TCACTGATTTAGGTATTTTTCGAATTGTTGATGGTTTTCTTTCTTTTTTGCCGGAGAGATTTCAGCATAGATTTGAGTGGTTGAAATGTCTTTATGCCCAAGATCATCTTTGATGTCATCAAGGCTTAATCCTGCCTCACGCATCAAAACGGCATGCGTGTGTCTTAAATCATGGATACGGATGTGAGGGAGCCCAGCCCGATTGGTGATGCGATTAAAAGCACCGGTAGTTGCTCGAGATCGGAGGGGTTGTCCAAACTTGGCATCAGGCGAATAGGTGAAGACAAAATCGTTATTGTGGCTAGTAGAAAACCGAAAACCTTGTACATTGCCGTGACTGAAATGGCGCTCATATTGTTGTTGAAGAAGATCATTTACTCGAGCGGTCATGTATTCGGTTCTCTTAGAGCTTAATGTTTTGGGACGATCAAGCGCTATTTTGCCAGCGTTTGATCCAGTTTCAGCACGATAGATTCGTGTTGCATTGACTGATAAGGTATTTTTACTGAAGTCAATGTCTGACCAGCGAAGAGCCATGGCTTCACCCACACGAAGTCCGCAGTCAATCAGCGTGACAAAGAATGATAGCCACATGGGCTCTTTATCTTCTTCAGCTGCTTCTATAAAAGATCCAACTTGATCTTTTGTCCAAAAGTGAAGTTTTTTGGAATTGTCTTTAGCATACACACTGAACTCGACACCAACGGTAGGGTTTTTGGTAATGTAACCAATTGCAACGGCTTTTTTTAACGCATTGTGCAACGTTCCATTGATGAGCTTTACTGTGTTAAGAGACAAGCCATCATTGAATAGACTGCTGATGAACTCCTGATGTTCCTTAAGCGTGTATTTGGCTAGTCGAATATCCCCAATTTTTGGGATGATGTATTTCTTAAGATTATATCGATAGATAATCATGGATCCCTCTTTGACATTAACCTTAAGCTTAGTGATCCACTGATTGAGATAATCAGCCATTAAAATTCTTTCAGTTTGGTAGTGAGAGTGGCCTCTGATTATTTCGGCCTCAGCTAAAGTTGCTTCTTGCTGGGCTATTTTTTCGGTTGGAAAACCGCGCCGATGAATTTTTATTTCTTTTCCTGTCTGAGGATCAACACCAGCGAATATATAGAATTCCCAGGCCTTTTTGCCATCTTTTAGTTTATATGAGCTAATTGATGCCATGATATCGCACTCCTTTTGAACTCTTAGAGCTTGTAATTCAAACGTATGTTCGTTATGTCCTTAAAATAAAACCCCGTTATGGGGGTGGTGTTCATCCACACACGCTGTTATCATTGAAAAAGAGGTGATAGTCGTGGAAGATGAAGTCAGATTTGAATCCGTTGCTGCATTGATTGAATACCTAGCACAATTTGAAGGGAGTACCAAGGTTCGTATGGCCGGAAACTTTGATGAGGGCGCTCCAACTCTTGACTATACAGTCTACTATGACAAATGTAATGATGAAGTGGTTTTCAATACTGGCGCAGTAGCACTCTAGAGTCTTGTATGGGTGTCGTGCCATGATAGTATTTTTGCCAGGCTATATGTAGGAAGTATTCTCAAATCAGACTCATTAAACCTGATAGAAGAGATAGTGTATAAGCGGCTTCCATAAGAGGTAATTTCAGAATGACCTTCGAAGAACTTTTCGGAGGTCATTATTTGTTTTCTAGCCACCGGGGAATTTCCTTTTTCATTTATTGACTTCACGTTGAAATATATAACGGTACGGAAGACAACTTCTAGCATGGCTTTACACGTTTCTTTATTCGGCATGGTCTCACCATGGATTACGGCATTTCGTTTCTGAAGCTCTGTATACATATTATTGATGTACGGTACCGCTTCATCGCCAAATTCAACAAGCCCAATTGCCGAAAATGCCCCTGCTGAACGTTCTGAAGTCCTGATAGCCTGAGACTTTTTGAAATCATTGTCCAGACTTTTTTCGCCATTCTTTTCCCAAGCAAATGCCTTAATGAAATCTGTTCGGAATCTCTCCAGAGTGGTTACTGCACTTAAATAGCATTCAAAATAGTTTTCATCTTCATATGCGTCAAGTGCGTGGTCATATATCATCTCGTACAGAGGATCTTCAGTAACATAGCTGTACTTATGCCCAAGTGGGCAACTAAATTCAAGGTAAGGCTGATCTGTAACTTCCGCGGTTGCTAGTGGCGGGTTTATTTGACGTTGGTGTTTACATGCTACACATAATTTTGAAATTTTCACAGTATGCCTCGATTTTGTTTTAAAGGTGGATGTTAGGTCGATATACGAAATTAAAGCCCTCGCTATGGGGCTATTTCTGTTTAATAGTTGCCCATTATTGCATCTTTCTAACCATCATCATGAGCACGCCGATAATGATAAAAACGGCTGCCCACCAGAGGTTGCTGCCGGGCTTATCAGGGTCAATGAGCCAATGTAACCAACGGTGCCTGTTCCCAAATAAGGCGAAGTAGACGCCTATAAGAACAATGATGAGGCCAATGAAGTGTGCCTCGCTTAATGTATCTGGACCATTCATAAGTGCATCTCCAAGAACTGAGCTTAGATTTCGTTTAGCTTGCTGAACTCGATGTCATTGTTGTATCTAATCTTGACGGTTAGTGGTGTGCAACGAATGATGACGGGTCGATCATACTGTAGCGATTTTTGAAAAGTGTTGAGGTTTTCAGCAAAGTTTGGCAAGACCTCCTCAGCAGTCAATACAGCTGTTTTTGCACGTAATAGCAGCGATGAGTGGTGTAGCTCATTGAAACAGTAAACAGCCACCACAGGCTTCTCTAGGACGTTGTGAATGGTAGTAGTGTCGCGATCAGTGTAAAAAAGGATCTCTTTAAGCGATCGGTGTGATTTAAGTGGTGTCAGCGAAACTATATTAGGAAAACCGGTATCGGTATCAAGCGTAGCTACCTGCATAACGGTACACTCTCGTAACAGTATATCGGCCTGCCTGATCGTAGAATTTGCCATAAGTAAGACTCCTTGTCTTAACTATTAATTTGGTGCGGGTGGCGGGGCTATTAGCCGTTGATGGTGAATACAATTCATCTTTGCTATAATTAAGTGAATTGTGTTTACTTGTAACTGAAAGCAGGTGACGGCATGAGCCGTTTCATTGATAGTTTGATCAACTTAACGCCTGGCCAACTTTTTATAAAATACTGGTATGTGTGGCTAATTATCGCTGTTTTGTGTGTTTGCGGAGACCGGTGGTTGCATCATAAAGCCTAAAAAGGTTCCCATCAGCCCTCGCCACCGGGGCTATTTTTGTACCCAATAAAGGCCCCAAGTAGGGGCATTATTATTAATTAACGCTATATGTTTTGGCTCCAATTGTTTTAAAGTCAGCATTGCTAAATTCAACCGTTACGGGATTTGTGTTCTTCAAGCTATAAATGAGCACGGTCTCAACTGTTTTACCAGGCAACAGAGAGTTTTGAAGATTGTCTTCCTGTGATTTCACTGGATCACTGCCGTCATCGTTGAGCTTGATTGTTCCAGGGTTGAGTTGAACATTTGAAGTGTCCGTCTTTTGTTTAGCATGTATTACCATATAAAAGTTAGAAGGGTCTTGTTCTTTTTTTGAGTTGTTTCGAATCGTATTGTAAATTACGAGCACTTTCTGGCCATCTTCAACGCTATCTCGCACTTCTGATTTTGTTAATGTCATTGTTTCGTTACCAGCGTAGAAAACTGGATCCTTGAAGAACCATTCGTGATTTGCATCTGTCGGGACGGAAGAATTATCGGTCTTTTTCTTTACCGGTGTTGCCTTATTGACGGCCTTTTCAGTCTTAGCAGGCGAGCTACCCTTGCTCGAGCTATTAGAATTTCCGCAACCAGCTAATGTAACCGCAGTTAATAATCCTAAGCCGATTAGCACTGTCTTCTTCATTTTGTTCCCTCCATAAATAGTTTTCAGCTTTTATAGTCGTCAGTATCTGGACTGTTATTTTTTAGTTTTTTAACTTTTGACAGTCTATTTTTAAATTCAACATTCTTCGGATAGAACGATAATGCTTCTGATAGAACATCAAGCTCTTTCAAGTACTTTTTCTGTTTATGGTAAATGATAGCCAATCTTGTAAAAATGTTTGGCGGTGGCGTATTGGAAAGTATCGGATCATCTAGAGCTAGATCAAGTGCCGAACGATAAGCAAGTATGGCATTAGCATAGTCATTATTGCGCTCAAAAGATCTTCCTATTGCCTGATCTTCAACAACATCTCGTGAAGATTTAAACCGAAGCTTCCCGTCTTCTGAATACTGGCTTTTGTCGAGGAGAACTCTTTCCTTGTCATCGAATACGTAGGACACATGATAGGAGTCAGTCGATTTGTACGGGCTCTTGTGTTCGCGTATTATCTGGCTGTTTTCGAAAACAATTTTCCTACCTTTATCTGTAATTAAGCCATCATTGCGCAGAAAGCCCATTTTTTCCATTGCTGCCATTTCGGTTGATGCGTCAATCCCGTATTCGAACAAAAGATATTTTGGATATTTATTCACGCTTTTGTCTTGACGTGATATCCACCACAGAAAAACAATGTTTCCCCTTTTCAGTCCATTTATCCTATACATATAGTCTCTGGGAACCAAAACAGCAGGGAACATAGCCATTCTATCAAGAATCATTTGTGCATTTTCTTCGTCTGGAATAACTGGAATTTCTGGGTATTGATTGGCTTTGTAGTATTGATACAACTTACGTCTAGCCCCCGACTTAGGTACTGTAGAACGGCGTTCGTTACGCTTTAATGAAAAAAATTTAAATCCGCTCATATTAACACTCCATCGGCCTAATTCTAATTTGTTTCTATCAGCTCAAAGTAGTGCCACATCCAGTGCGGCAACTCATATTGATCCAGAATAGCGTTGTAATTCATAGGAGATATTTCTTTGCGGCCGAAAACAAGTTCAAACATAAAAAAGTTTGCTTGATACTCATTGTCGCCAACCATTGGCTCAGCGCCTACTCGGCTAAAAAAGTTAGTGTCTAGCCCTCGGTGCATTTTGCAATGACCAAGTTCATGGGCACAAACAGCTGTTGCCTGATAATCGTTAAGTGACAAGGACAATACTATCATTGGCATACGGCTAATTTGCATGCTATATCCCAGTATATTATTGCCTAGGTCCCTTCGACGAATAGAAATACCGTCACGTTTAGCAAGCTTAAAGGGGTCACTAGTTCCATATCGATTAGACATATGATCGGCAGCAGCCAGTGCTTCGCTTTCTGAATATCCCAATAGAAGTCACCCCTAAGTCACTCTTCGCTACCACGATACTTCTTGGGGTGAACTTCTTTTTTGCTAGTTCTTTGGCCAAAATGATTGTTTGCTTCATTGAAGCTTCCAGCAAAGCACGGTCATCATCCGTAAGTTCCCCTCCATTTTTGAAATAATTAACTCCAGTCTTTCCTGTAACCCCATTCATTGCGTCATTTAGAATGGCCTCAACATCTTTGTAGTCCTTCTCTGTCAATGAATAGTAGTGGGGTTTATCCGACTTTCCAAGTAAATAGTCGGTTGAAACATCAAATAGGCGTGCCATTTTCGTCAATTCATTCAAAGTCACTGAACGATTCATATTTTCAATTTTGTTCATGGTGACTTTATTCATTCCAAGACGATCGGCAAGATCTTTTTGAGTCCAGTCGTTTTTTTCTCGTAAATTGATAATTCTTGCGACTAGTTTCTTATCGCTAAAAGTTTCTTCTACCATGGGATCACCTCGGTTACTAAAATGACAACTAAATAATACAGCAGTTTCTAAAGCAGAACCAAAAAGTTACCGAAAAAGATACGAAATAAATTGACATTTCTAAAATAGTAACTTAATATGTAATCAAGGTTACGAAATCAGTAACTAGGAAGGAAGTGACACGATGCCAAAAATCAATTTATCCTTCATCAAAAAGCGACGCCAAAGTTTGGGGTTAAATCAATCTGAAATGGCTAAACGTCTTGGTATGTCCAGCAAGTCAAACTACTCACGTTATGAAACTGGTATCTATACCTTTGACTCAACCCATGTTCCGCTATTGGCAGCGGCGCTAAAAGTTAGCATGGATTCTCTTTATACCCGAAAGGTTTCTAATTTAGAAACCTTGTCAAACATTCCCGCCAAGCGAAAGGAGGCAGTCAAATGAACGAAGAACTCAAACAGCACGCATTGCGCATTGCAGAAATATTACAAGAACAAGGAAATCCATACCAGCGAATTGAAATTGACGCTGATGGGATTAAAAAGATCTCTACTGATTGGTCGGAACCAGCAGAGACCTCCAAAAACCCGTCAAAGCTGATCATTAAAGGACATCCATACGCAATGATCAATGTGACCAGAAATAACGAGTTAATTGCTTCGATAAGCGCATCAGATTGCATTACCGCCAAAGGATTCTTCGTACACTTTGTTGATAACGAGAAAGATGCACGTTTTACAAGCGATGATTAATCAAGGTTGTTGTTAGTGGTGCTGTCTGGCTTAGATGCTGGAGTTTTTAAGCCATGCAGGTTTCTAACGGTGTAGTTTTTATACTCACCATTCTGTATGGCTTGTACAAACTGAGAACGATTCATGTTCTTTCCGGTGAAGTTGTCATGAAACTTCTCATTACGCCCTGACTTGTTTTCGCTTGTAACGCTGACTCGTTTTGGCATTTTAATCACCTCCTTTCGATGCAATTATCGCACTCGGCGGGAGGCAATCACACATTATTCAGTTTTCAAGTTAAGGAGGTGAGTCAAATGGAACGCGAAGCAATGATTGATTTTTTGACCCGCATCTACCCAGAGGTTCCGGACTTTGCATTCGAACAAATGCCTGACGAGCAGTTGAAGGGCCACGTTGATGAATGGCTAGCTGAAGACGCTGATCAACTTGCTATGGGTTAATCATAGCCTTCTATAGCATGAATCAATATCCACCAATATTTCATCTTTTAAAGGAAGTGGAACGTATGAAAGCAACAATTAGTAGCCCTTTGAATAGGTTCGCTACTAGAACCAACACGCCACAGAAGGTGATCGCTTATGCAGCAAAATTAGGGCGCTCAACGATCAACAACTATTTTCATGGAACTCCCATTAGAGCAAATGAGGCTACTGACATTGCCAATTCGATGAATGACAGCGAACTAAGCTATGAAATGGCTAACTTGTTTCTAGGAATCCCTAAGCTGTTTAGCGGTGATGGAATATACCACGATTTACGCGGGCTTTTATTCACCGATAAACGAGAAGAAGACGAGGAGAAAGCTTCTTTCATCAAGCACGACATTGAGGGCCTTGCTAATGACCCCAACTTTACACGCGATGACGCTAAAAACTTGAAAGCATACGCATTCGAAAAGTTGGATAGCACAGTCGCAGATCTAACCGAGCTGAATGCCATTTGTGAAATGCTAGGCATCTCAATTATGGATCTTTTCAGCGAAAGGCTCCCACATTATCAAAAACTTCATTATATGAGGAAGGATGAGCAGGCATGGAACAAGGATTCACACTGATCGATCCCACTAAGCCGCAAAGGACACGCAAGCCATTTAAACCGAAAATTTATTGGACGCCAAAAGATGTCATGGCACACTATCAGGTTTCTGCTGCGACAGTGAGCCGTTGGAAGAAGCGTGGCGCTCCATTCGTTGGACCAGGTAAAACACAGCGAGTTGAGCCTGAGAAGATGGAGCGTTGGTTTGCACGACAATAGGAGGCCTAACAAATGCTAGAAGCAATCATGTCGGTGCTGTTCGACCCATCATCAGCCTTTTGGAAATATCTTCTTGTAGCTCTGGCTGGCATCATGATCGGTGCCACAGCAGTAGGAGGTTGGAAACAATGGACACGATAAAAAGAGCACAAAAAAATCCCGTAGCTCCTACTACGGGAAATCAGAAACTGAGCAGATATTATTATGACTTAATTTTATCACGGAAGGCGGTCGATGACCATGCTTGATTACAATACAGCGGTTCTGAACGAGTATCAACGACGAGAAGCGCTTGAAGATAAAGCCATTGCTGATTGGGAATCCTATCACGGTGCCGTCTTGCCCAAAGATATGGATATCGAACAAGCGGAGGAGTTCTTGGCCACCGCCGATGAATATGAAGTTGATACAAAGAAACCTTGGTTCTATCAAAGCTGTGCTACATCGCGTTATGAAGGCGCCTTTAACAAAGACAAGGCGAAGGAATACTTGCAAGATTGGATCAACATTCACGGCCCTGAGCGATTCTTAAAAGACGCTGCTAGTTCTACGTATCCAAAAGCAGAACTGGTTGAGATTTTCTTCGGCGATGACAGCTTAGACATTATAGATTTCATGAAGAATCAAGGATTTCAGGAATGGAAATAGGAGGAGCAGCATATGACGACACAATATGACCTAACAAAAATGCCGGTTAAGCAACTAATTGAGACACAGGCTATTCGAAACAAGTTTGCGGCGGTTCTGGACAAACGGGCACCACAGTTTCTTTCATCGATTGCCAGCGCGGTAAGCCTTAATCCAAGCTTAGCCAGAGTTGATCAGTTAAGTGTTATCAACTCGGCCATGGTAGCAGCAACGCTCGATCTTCCGGTTAACCCGAGCTTGGGCTTTGTCTACATCGTTCCATACAAGAACCAGGCGCAGCCACAGATTGGGTACAAGGGCTATATCCAGCTTGCTCAACGCTCGGGCCGTTACAAGCGCCTGACAGCGCTTCCGATCTATGAAGATGAGTTCAAGAGCTGGAACCCACTAACAGAGGAACTTGAGTACACGCCGAACTTCCATGATCGCGAAGCAAGCGAAAAACCGGTTGGCTATGCCGCATCGTTCAAACTGACTAACGGTTTTGAAAAGATGGTCTATTGGACATATCAGCAAGTCGATGATCATCGCAAGCGCTTCAGCAAATCTGATGGTGGCACGGCACCCAAGGGCGTTTGGAAAGACAACTACGAGGCTATGGCCCTGAAGACAGTAATCAAATCGCTGCTGACTAAGTGGGGCCCAATGACAACTGACATGCAAAGTGCGGTCAGTGCCGATGAGAAACCAGTCGAAGCTGATCAAGAACTGAAGGATGTTACCCCCGAAGATCCTAACTCGATCGAGGATGCACTTAACGCTCCCGCTGAACCCGTCACAAAATCGGAGGTGAAGCCAGATGCTCTTAAGCCAGACATTACCCACGACCCAAATGCAGGAAAACAATCAGAAATCTTTGACGGTCAACAAGGATAATTATTACTCACTGGATACCGGTCTCAAATATCAGTCTGCTACCTGGTTTAAGAAGTTTCTGACATGCGAAGCAGAAGCGATGGCCGAATTGCAAGGTAAATGGACACCAAGAGGTGATCCGACTGCCTTGCTGGTTGGAAACTATCTACACAGCTATTTTGAATCCAAGCAAGCTCATGAGTCTTTTATCGAAGGACACCCAGAGATGTTCTCCACTCGTGGATCATCAAAAGGGCACCTGAAAGCTCCCTATAAACAAGCTGATGCGATGATTGCCACGCTTGAAGCTGATGAGAATGTTCAACGACTTTATCAGGGCGAAAAAGAAGAGATCCTGACCGGTGATCTGTTTGGGGTCGAGTGGATGGGAAAGCTGGACTGCTTCGACTCTACAAAGTCATTCTTTTTGGATCTAAAGACCACACAGTCGCTTCACAAGAAGTATTGGAAACCAGGAGAACGTCAACCAACCAGTTTCGTTGATGCCTATAACTATCAGCTTCAGATGGCGGTTTATCAGGAGCTGATTTACCAAAATTACGGAACGCGACCAAGAGCATTCATCATTGCCGTGACTAAGGAAGACGTGCCCGACCATGCCGTCATCGAAGTACCACAGTACCGTATGGACGAGGCACTGGAAGAGATCCAGGACAGCACAGAACGCATTGAGGCGGTTAAATCCGGTCAGGTGCGGCCACATCGCTGTGAGGCCTGTGATTACTGCAAGGCAACTAAACGAGTCGCCACAATTATCAGCATGGATGAGCTAGTCGAGTAGGAGGTGACTCACCGCATGGATTTATTCAAGCTAATTCGAGAGTTCTACATTCAGCAAAGCGTTAATCCGCTAAGCACAGGACAGATAGCATTATGGCATGGGCTGGTTTACCAATGTAACCAGCTAGGCTGGCCAAGCGAATTCAATATGCCGAATCGAACACTTGAAACGTTGACTGGTTTAAGCCGTCAGGGCATCGTCAAAGCCCGTAACGCGCTAAAACAGTCAGGGCTGATAGATTTTCAAACTAACGGTGTTAAGGCAACGACCTACTCAGTAATCGATATTTCACGAAAACTTAGTGCGTCATATAATAGGCAACCTGGTAGTCAAGCTGATGACAGTGTGTCAAATAGTAGGCAACACAGTAGGCAACCTAGTAGGCAACACAGTTTACAAGGTAGTTTACAACCTAGTAGGCAACACAGTAGCACATACACTAAACAAGACGAGACTAAACTAGACAAAACTAAACGACAACAGACTACTGCTCCAGTAAAGGCAGCGGAGAGGCCTGCTGAAGAACCGTCATCGTCGTCATCATCAATTCTTGATATTTGCAATTTCTGGGAAGGAAACGGGTTTGGACAACTGTCACCGTTCACCAGAGAAAGCCTTGTTGATTGGGTTGATGACATGCGAAAAGCAGGATCACCTGAACCTGAGAAGCTAGTTCTAAATGCGCTGCGGACTGCGGTTGAAAGCAATGTCAGAAACTACAAGTACGTCAATGGCATCTTGAAAAACTGGGAGAGCAAGCGTCTTCTCACGGTTGCTGCTGTCGAAGCAAACGATAGTGAACGCCAGTCAAACCGAACGCCGCACACCGAACCGAAAAAGGAGAACTGGGGATATGGAGTCGACTAAAGGACTATTCACACATGCGGACGTGCAAAGAATCATTGAGAAGCGTGGAATTGACGTTAATACGCTGCCAACTCAGGCCGAGATCGAACACCGCTTCTACGAACGCTCTATGGCCGCATTGAACCGTAAAAAGGCACGTGCCATTTATCGCTACTCAGTCTTCCCCGGAAACGTTCCGGCTAAGTTTACGTTCGAAAAATGGCAGCCTGAACTACAAACGGATCAGCAAAACTCTAGGAATCTGGGGAATCGTGCATACAAGCTGACCAAGCAAATGACGGAAGTGCCTAAGAACGTGGTTCTGTTTGGACCGCGTGGGACGGGTAAAACGTCCTTGGCCTTAGCAATGCTAACCAGATTGCGCGATCAAGGCCAGTCGGGACTGTTTATTTCAACAGCAGAGCTGAGTAACCTGATGGGCTTGCAATACGATGCACCAGACGTTCGCCTGCGTTTAGCAGGCATTGAGCGGGCAATGAAAGAGGCTGGCGTGCTGTTGTTGGACGACTTCGGCACAGAAGGCGGTATGAAACTCGACATCAAGCCAGTGAGACGTGACATGCAAGAGCTGATGTATCGCGTTGCAAATGCCCGCCTTGATTTTGAGAGCAACAGTCCTCGTCTATCAACAATCATCACAACGAACAACGAGCTGAGTGAGCTTGAGCACATGTACAACAGCAAACTCATTAGCCGCCTCATTCCAAAATCAAAAGACTGCACACTCAACTTTGAAGATTTGAAAGACGTAAGGGGAAAACAAAAGTGAGAGTCGAAGAAATGACGAATAGATATTTGCAACGCTTGGATGAACGTTTGCGGGCCTACGAAACGGCCTTTAATCAAACAGTAGCGGACATCGAACGCGATTATGACAGTGGTTTCCTAAACGTTACTGAAGCACAGTGGCAAGACATCGTCGTGCTTGTTGAGAGCATTGTTCAGGCAAATACACGCATGATTCATGAAGCGTCAGATAGCATATATGCTAACGGCGAAGTTTCGGGCAACTTGCTTAAGTTAATTAAACTAGCTAAGCACTTCGCAACACTGGACTTTTCAGAAACGCCATTAATTAAGCAGGAGGCAGAATTATGACACAAGTAACAGTGCGTTTATACGAGCAGGGCGACAAAGTGTGGCGCGACTTCAAAGCTGAATTGCAAAAGCGATACAAAAACGCAGTTAAGCTAGATATTTCTGAAAGCGAAGCATTCTCAAAAATCGAAAAGCAAGCGTTCAATAACCTGATCGTTGTATCAAAGAAAGCGATTGTCGAGAAACGTGCGGTAGCCGGTGTTGATAATCGAGATATGCCTTCAGTCGCACTGATCAGCAGCATCAAGGCTGTAAATAAACGCGGGGAAGCTAACCGTAAGAAGTATGCAGTACAAGTTTCTGAGGCGGCAAGCAAGAGCAAAACACTAACAGAGGTTGCAAAACGGATCGGGAAGTCAACAACGTTCGTTAAGCGAGTGGCAAGTGAGTTTGAGATCAAGTTACCGCGCCGCAACAACGGCCATGAAGAGATTGCGAGTCGTTAGCAATTTAGCGAGTGAGAATGCAAGAAACTACAGGAGGAATCTTCAAATGCAAGCAATTAAAACAAAAATGATTGTCGGTGATCTGGTTATGGTTCCTGATCGAGTATTCATGGGCGTGCGTGATCTTGGCGGTGTGGCACGAATCATCAGAATCGAGCGATACAACGCCAGAGGTGAACGTCAAGACATCAACAAGCCAGTTGCTTTTGATGGCAAGGCACCCAAAGAGCTAATCACAACGGTTGAGATGGTTGATGGCAAGCAACGTCAATACTATCTGAAGGACGTGAAGCCAGCGTGAACAGGATCATTATTCCATTGCCCCTCATGACTCTTAACCAGTACATCAAGGTTGAACGAGGCAACATGTTCGGCGGAGTAAAAGTCAAGAAACAAGCAACGGAAACGGTAATGTTGGCTGTGAGAAAAGCGATGAATCAGGGCGTGAAATTTCAATGGGGAAAACCTCTAAGTTTCGACTGGTACTGGTATGACAAGCGAACAGACCCGGACAACATCGCGTTTCAGCACAAGTTTATCTTCGACGGCATGCAAAAGGCTGAATTTTTAGAAAATGATAACTGGGATCACATTGTAGAACTGCGAGATCGGTTCTTTATTGACAAAGCTAACCCGAGAGTTGAAGTCGAAGAAATCGATTGAAGGAGGCCGATTAATGAGATCACTAGAGTTATTTGCAGGAATTGGTGGCATCGCATTGGCTGAACAAATGGCTGGAATTGAAGTAGCCGGTTTGTGTGAATATGCAGACTACCCTCGCATGATTTTGAAAAAGCACTGGCCGGATGTGCCACTTTTTAAGGACGTGACAAAACTTGATCGAGAAGAACTCACAAATGCAGGAATCAGCCCTGACTCAATTGACATTGTTTCCGGAGGCTTCCCTTGCCAGCCTTTCAGTATTGCCGGGCACAGAAAAGGCACGGAAGATGACCGCGACCTCTGGCCAGAAATGTTTAGAATTATCCAGCAAGTCTGGCCAACTTGGGTTGTTGGAGAGAATGTTGCTAACTTCGCAAACATGGAACTCGACAGAACGCTTTCTGACCTGGAAGGCGCGGGATACCAAGCACGGGCATTTGTATTACCAGCTTGTGCCGTCAATGCCCCGCACCAGCGGCTCAGAACATTCATTGTGGCCCACGCCGACAGCAAGCGATACTTTTACCGCGAACCTGAAAAGCAGCCAGCAGAGGATAGGCAGTCACCATTCAGTAACGTTGCCACAAGCGGTGAGAATGTTTTGGCTAACTCCGACGGCAACAGATGGGAAAAGAGCAAGCCAGTTTTCAAGCAAAAGTTTAGCAAAAGGAAAAGTGAACGGGAACCTAGCACAGCAGGTGGCACACCAGCAAAGTGGCAGCCTGAACCCAGCGTGGGTCGAGTGGCTGATGGGGTACCCAATCGGTTGGACAGAATAAAAGCATTAGGTAATGCGGTAGTACCGCAGCAAATACTGCCAATATTCAAAGCAATCGTTCAAATTGAGGACATTAAAAATGACTAAAAAAATCGTGTTTACGGCTGGCATTGTTCACAAACTGTTAGGCGTTCGCGAAGCACAACAGGCACCAGCAGCATTGATGGACATTGTCATGGATAAGCAAAAACGCAACAAGCTTTTTAAGCAATTCCTAGATGTTAGCACAGACGTATCACATGACTGGTTCTCAGAATATTTCATGAGTGTTCAAGCTGATCGCAAAGACAAGAAACAAGATTTCACCCCTGAAAGCATTAGCAAGCTCGTGAACATGCTCGTTGGATCGAATGACAGTAGCGAGTATTACGAGGTCGCGGCCGGAACTGGTTCAATGCTGATTCAGCGATGGCAACAGGACCGTTTGAAGCACAAGCCGTGGAATTATCGGCCAAGCATGTATTTTTACCATTTAGAAGAGCTTGGCGATAGCACGTTGCCGTTTCTAATATTCAATTGTGCCATTCGCGGCATTAACGCAACAATTGTTCATGGTGACAGTCTGACACGTGCTGCTAGACAAGTATATTTCATTCAGAACGATGAAGACGACTATTTGCATTTCAGCACAGTGAATGTGATGCCGCACAGCAAAGACGTTGAACAAGAATTTGATATTCGACAATGGCTAGAACCTGAACAAAATCACATTGAATCAACTGAGATACCCGCAAGATACAACGAAGCCATTCAGAAATTAACAGCGGGAAAGGAGGACAAACTTGAAGAGAAATGAACAGTTATTTCAGACCTATTTCAAACAGTGGATTGAGACATACAAACATAATTATGTGACCCCAGTGACCTATCGCAAGTGGGAGAACACCGAGCGAATGCTCAAATTGTTAGCGCCACAACTAAAGGTGACACAGCTCACTCGTAGAAGCTATCAGCAGCTTCTAAGCCAGTATGCAGAGACACATGAGCATCAAACATGCATGGATTTTCATCACCAGCTCAAATGCGTGATTCAGGACATTCTAGACGAAGGACTGATCAAGCGAGATCCAACCTTGCGTGCAGTTATTGGCGGCACTAGGCACAGAGAACACAAGATTAAGTTTTTGCAGCCAGAAGAATTAGAGAAACTTCTTCAAGATCTTAACTTGGGGAAAGAGCTAGATTACGATTACATGATTTTGCTGCTTGCCAAGACGGGACTGCGATTTGCAGAGGCTCTCGGGCTAACACCGGCAGACTTTGATTTAGACTCTTTGACACTAAGAATTAACAAAACTTGGGATTACAAAAGCGCAACAGGTAAGTTTGCCCCTACAAAAAATAAATCATCTGTGCGAACGATTGCAATTGATTACAAAACTGCAGCGAAGTTTGCAATGCTGATCCAAAATTTGCCGAAGGATAAGCCAATATTTGTACCAGACGGAAAGCGTATATACAACGAGACCATTAATGACATCTTGAAACGTCATTGTGAGAATGCTGGCGTTCCCGTTATATCGGCGCATGGATTGCGGCATACACATGCATCGTTGCTGATTGGCAAAGGCATCAACTTACAGGCCGTCGCAAAACGGTTAGGCCATTCTAGCTCGCTGACAACCCAGAAGGTATACATTCATTTGCTGAAAGATACAGAGACCTCGGCAGATGCAAAGATTGGACAATTAATGGCCGCTTTGTGAGGTGAACGATATGAAACAAGACAGAGTAAACAAAAATTGGACGCCTGAAGAACTTGATCGCTTTCAAGATGAAGTGATTATGGCAGCTGATACAAATGCCATCCTCAACTATGAAGAACTCGCCGACATGTTTGGGAGAACCGTGCTGGGCGTTAAACACGCTGCAAATAAGCTCAGACATCGTGGCGAATTGCCGAAGTTTTGCAAAGAAAACCAGATAGAAAAGTATGGAAGCTTCTATAGCAAAAGAGAAAAGCAAATGATCATGAAACTTCGATCAACACATACTCACGAAGAAATAGCTCAAATGATGGGCAGAACCAAATACGGCATTGAATCTATTTGCCGAAAGCAGGGCCCTATGCTGGTAAAAAAGTGGACTAAATCAGACTTATTACTCCTTATCAACAATATCGAATTTGACAGTTTTGGCGTGACAGCAAATTACGACAAATTGACGAAAATATTAAATCGAAACGTTGGCACTATTCAAGCCAAGATTCGTAGATTGCGTCTCAAAGGAGTTCTACCACCGGCGAAAAGATCCGGTATGCCAGAGCAGAAACGTGCTATATACAGACAACGCTGAATGAATGTAACGGAGGCCGACCAATGGAGTCAGAAGTAGACGTTGTTTACATCAGCCAAGTGACTGGTGATCCGGTTTACGTGGACATCAAAGGAACTTTGTACAAGCTTACGAAAGTAGAGGACGAAAAATGAGCGAAGAAAAACTGTACGCGGTAAAGAACGATGAAGGCGAGTGGCTAAATCAATACTGTTTTTGGGGGACAGAAACATGGGCAACATCAGACAAAGATGATCGTGAAAAAGTTGCAAAACATTATGGCGGCCACGTTGTCGCGTTCGTTGAGGAGCCAGAGAAAGTGGTCGTCAGCCCAGAAGAAGCAAAATTAGTGAAGAACTGCCTGTGGACTAATTTACAAGATGCATTTTTAAACAATATTAACTTATTGTTTCGGGGCAGAAGACCCGAGGATGTTACTCGTCTTAAAAGTGCACTAACAAACGGCTACACCGTGGCAAAGGAGAAGAAGTACAACGTCAAGGTGCCACATACCAAAGAGGTTTGGTATTACAAGTCTGGCGATTCAGATTTGTTGACAATTTGCCCAGCGGATAAAAAACTTCGTGGCAAGTTCACTGAATCAGAGATCGAGCATTACGGCTTGCAAGACTGCGAAAAAGAAGAGGTGACTGACGATGAGCAATGAGACGAAGCGGGACGTGTTTGTAGATGCTGTTGACGCGCTGGCTGATGCACAGGCAAGCGGTGGCAATGTCGGACACCAAGATGCAAATTTATTCATGGCTGAATACTAAAAAGCCCTACCAGATGATCTGCCGGTGATTCCGAAAGCGGTGGGCAAATATATCAAGACTAACAAGGGGCACATGTCTCTGACATCTGGGGTTGAGAATGCTAGTTGTATCTCGGAATGGCTTTGGGGAAAGGGATTCGATTATGGCAACGATTCAGTCTTCGCCCGTGCATGGGTGCTAGGTGCCTGGCGCGTTGAGGAAACTTTGGAGGCAGTCAAGCTATGACAGCAAAGAAATATCGGAAAACGGCAACCATTGAGGCGGAGCAATTTAACGAAGATAAATGGCAAGAAAAATATCGTGCATGTCACAACCCTGATCAGTGGGAAACATTGGCTAGTCCGTACGGCATTGACCGTTATCATGGTCACTTTATTATTGTGACTCTTGAAGGCGATCTTATCCTGCATGATGGGGACTGGATCGCAACTGGTATCAACGGTGAGCACTGGCCAATTGCTGATGACATTTTTCGGAAGACATATGTGGAGGCGGAGAAATGAAACGAGAGATTAGGTTCAGAGAGAACCCAGAACTGCTGGAGGTAAAGCAATGATTGCCGTCATGCTGGTAATATCAGGTGCTGCAATGTGGATTTGGGCTAACTGGAGAAGAGGAAAGTGAAATGAATGATCGGCATCGAGCAGTCATGCAAGCGCGCATTAGGTATGAACGCAGGAAACATGAGCGAACAATGGACGAATTCGCAAAATCACTTTATCCAGTCTTCAATGCGGCCGCTGCAACGATTGAACAATGGCTTGCTGCCTTCCAGTTCAGGTAAACAAAAAGCGCGTCTGATGAAGGACGCGCCGGAGGCAGATTAAGCTAAGAGATGTAAGTAATGAATTTCGCCACAATAGAGGCTGCCTCCTTAATCAGTATAGCAAACGCACATGTTGAAAGTACATTTAAAAGCATCAAAAAAAGCGCACCATTACGGCACGCCGTTTCCCCAAACTTTTACAAATTTAATTATACCATAAGGAGTGGCGCTTGTGATGGAGCTTTTATCAATTAGCGATGAAAAGGATCGGGAAGCAGTCGAAAATATCCTGAATAAATACCGAGCAGAGCGTGGATTCATAAAGGCGCCAGTCAATCCAAAGATCACTAGTGCATGGGGAGACGGAACTTCTGCCAGCACTGTTCAGCGTCCGCTGTATGCACAGCGGCGTTTGGAGAGACAAGAATCGGCACGTAAGTTTTGTGACTGGTGCGACAATTGTATTGCATCAATGCCGAAACAATCGCATCAGCGTTTATTAAGGGTGCGCTATTGCGATGGGCCCGAAACAGACACGCCAGACGGTGATGCAATGAATATTCTCGATATATCTGCAGCAACCTACACACGCAGAAAGAAAAATGCGTTGTTAGCAGCGGCCTGGTACTTTGGCGTCACACCCAGAAAAAGTAGTGAGCAATAAATGATCGATGAATGAGGACTATTTGAGGACTAATTGATTGATAAATGAGTGGCGAACTAAAAACGGAATCCCTTATGATTGTATTGTGCCAAAGGTGAGAAACCTGAGACACCGCATTTTTCCTCCGAGCCTCAGTGATGATAAAGCTGTGGCAAGGCGTGGCAATGAGGACTGGCTGCGATAGTCAGGCGGGTTCGATTCCCACCGGCCTCATTGTCCAGTTTAGCGACCGGACACAGCTTGCGATGACCCCATCTGACACTGGGAGAGCGAGCAGCAGACATGAAGCACAGATATCACCTAAATGTAGTATTCCAGTTCATGCTGGGGTACTATTTTTTTGAGGTGATATAAATGGATAACATTTTAGAGGTTTTAGCCATCTGGGTATCAAAAAATTTCGACTGGAATACCGCGTTACTTATAGTATTATTGGTTTTAATTTTGGTATGGCTTTATAAAAGTCCCGATATTTATAGGAACAGGGTGCATGATGATCGCACCGCGGATGCTGCCCAGCAACTTCAGATTGATAGCTACTATCGTGATGCAAACGGTCAATACATAAAGGAAAACTTAGACTGGTGGAATGAATTCTTGATCGATCCTGAGAAAAAAGCTCATGAGATGTCAGGCGATGAAGATGCGCCTATTGATCAAGAACACATAAATTTGTTGAATAAGCGAATGGCTTTTATTATGGAATTTAGTTCTGCCAGAACCGTTAAGTTGCTTTCAATTTATATGCAGAAAACTTATGCAGGTGATATTGATTCTGATGGAACGTTAGTATGCATTTCATACATCGTAGCGAGCTTGAGAGCTGACTATACTGGTGAAAAGGCGCTGCCTATGGACTTACTACAGATTAAGTTCAAGGACTATGGCGAAAACGAGAAGAAATACAAGAAAATAAGTAGGACCATAAAAAAGGAGACGGGAATTGATGACCACCTTAACTACCGCAGACTCAAATAATCTGCACTTGCTTCTGATTGTCGTTATTCTTCTGATATTACTTATTGGTTTCCTTTATTGGAATGAACGCAAACGATAGACGCTTCGGCGTCTTTTTATTTACACAAGCACTTCGCAAAGGTGAGGTGCTATTTTTGTGCAACAAAAAAGCCCTCGCTCTGAGAAAACGAAGGCCAATCACTTTGGAGTATGAGAATGAACTCACTAAGTCATTGTAACACAATACTTATAATAGGCACATAAAAAAGCTCTCGGTTGGGGGCCGAGAGCTAAGGAGTGGGGTAGTACCGAGGAGTGAAAATGAGTATATTGTTGGAACAAACTCATTTTATCTCACTCAAATTTTTAAGGCAACAAAAAAGCTCTCGGGGACGAGTCCGAGAGCCTGAGGAATAAAAATGAAAAGAGCAGCACATGATTGCATGTGGCTCACAATTATTATATTTCAGGAGGCGAGTAGATGCAATGGACAGATGAACAAATCAGTGGCATTAGGAAGCTCGCCTCTGAAGGCTTTACCAGACGAGAGACGGCCGACAAACTCGGAATTAGCTATGATGCTCTTCAAGGTAAAGCAAGACGGCTTGGGATCGAGTTCCAAAAACCAGTCAAGAATGAATACGATTCAGACGGAACGCAATCCAGTGAAACCATTCTAAAGGTTGTCAGGGGTCACAAAATGACTCCTAGAGAGGTTTTGGAAGCTCACGGGTACGATTATACCAAGTGGGAGCTTGTACGTGCCATAAGCAATTTTTGGAAGCAGACGCCTGAAGCAACATTGTATCAAAGCAAGATACAAATCAGGCCGTTAGTTGAAGCAGAACAATATGAATCATTGATGAATGACATCATCACACACAAGGAGCCATACCAAGCTAAGGCTCCTATTTTTGTGAAATCAGATCGCTATCTGGTCATTCCTGCTTTCGACACACATTTCAACGGTCACACGTTTGATGTCTATGCCGAATCATTGAAGCGGCAGCTAGATATCATTCAACGCGGCCACTACGCCAAAATATTGCTCATTCTTGGCGGTGATCTTGCTCATGTGGATAATATCAACTCAACCACAGCAAAGGGCACACAGCTCGAAACAACTGACTTAGGCGAGACTGTGAACGAAATGGAGCAATACTTCGAGACGTTGATTGAAGCAATTATCAAGAACGCCAATGAGTGTGAGGTCATGTATTGTGCCGGAAATCATGATCCGTCAGTTGGGTATATGTTCGCACGTCTATTGAAACGTGCCTACAGCAACCAGCCGAACATCACTTGGGATATATCGCTGAAGCATTACAAAGGCGCAATGCTCGGCCATAACTTCATTGGTGCCACTCACGGAGACAAGGGCAAGAACAACTACCTTGCGAAGTATCTTGATGAGTTCGGCTTCATGCTAGGCACAGCACAGAATCGCGAACTGTTCACGGGGCATCTCCATTCAGAGATGAGCAAAGACCTAGGCGGATTCGTTCAGCGTCAAGTATCAACGCGCAAGCCAACCGATCAGTGGACTGATGATATTGGCGTGGTTGCTCACAAAACGTTTGAGCTGGTCGAATACAGCGATCATGATACCCGTGCCATTTACTATGTGTGAGGTGATTTCATGGCTCAAATGATTACAACAAAATACGGCGTTTACATGCCGAAAGTTGAAGCGTGGACCATCGGCAAGATTGACAGAGAAATTGTCCGTTCACGCTCTAATCAAGTTAAGACGCGAGGCGGATACGCACATCCTGAAAGTAAGGTATGCTTGTCAAAAAGGGGGTGGATACTGTGGCATTCCACTTGCCGTCACCAAAAGACGTCTATAAGAACCTCAAGGACAAGTTGAAAAAACAGCGGGACAAGACCAAGGCTGATAAGAGGAAACAGCCTAGTAAAGACAATCCAGGAGTAACAACAGCTTAATGAATTATAACCAGCGATAGCTAACTAGCTACCGCTTTTTTAATGGAAGGAAGGTGTGGTGATATGTGATGGCTAAAGGGAAATATCAAGAGTGGCAGACACCAGAAAAACTGGCTCTCATAGAAGGGTGGGCCCGAGACGGCCTCACTGATGAACAAATAGCCCATAACATCGGTATCAAGAGGCCAACACTTTATGACTGGAAGAAAAAGTATTCTGACATTTCTGACGCCCTAAAGAGAGGAAAAGAAGTTGTTGATCAAATGGTTGCTGGTTCACTAGTCAAAAGGGCTTTAGGCATGACCATCACTAATACGACTTATAAAATGGTTCCTATTCGAGATGACGTATTGGAGGCAAAAAGAGCTAGGTGGCGAAATGAACATCAGATTGATCATCCAGAGTTCACTAGGAAGGAACTTGTTCAAGCATCAATTGAGAACGTTCCTACTTACGAAAAGATACCAATAATGGTCAATGAGAACGAACTGGCACCGGATACCTCAGCCCAAATATTTTGGTTGAAGAATCGCAAGCCGGAGCTGTTCCGTGATCAAGCATTCAAGCGATTGAACGAAGCACAAGCCGAAAAAGTGGCCGAAGAGGTTCGCAAGTCTAAAGCTGAGGCTGACATCACGGAAGCAAAAGCTAGCGCTTACCGCACTCCAGAAGGCCAATATGGAGGACTGAACAAGCTTTTAGCCGCAATTGATGAAAGCATTCCAAAGGACGGTTATGTCAATGACAACCCCGATTGATCAATTCAAAGGGAAACAGTTAGACATCATCAACTGGTGGCGCCGCTATCCAGACAAGCAGACAATCATTGCTGATGGTGCTGTGCGTTCCGGAAAGACGTTTGCGATGTCGATCAGCTATGTTCTGTGGAGCATGATTATGTTTGACCACGAGCAATTTGGCATTGCCGGCAAAACCATTGGATCATTGCGCCGAAATGTGATTAGGCCACTCAAACAAACGTTGCAACAAGTGGGATTCTCGGTTGTGGATCGGCGTTCAGAAAACATGCTGGAAATCAGCCTTGATGGAAGAACCAACCTCTACTATTTATTCGGCGGTAAAGATGAAAGCAGCCAAGATCTGATTCAAGGGATCACACTTGCCGGAATGTTCTTTGATGAAGCAGCTCTCATGCCACAGTCGTTTGTCAATCAAGCTACAGCGCGTGTTTCCGTTACTGGCGGCAAATACTGGTTCAATATGAACCCAGAGGGCCCGTATCACTGGTTCAAGACTGATTGGATTGATCAAGCAGACGATAAACGCGCATTGCGTCTCCACTTTGTGATGACGGACAATCCAAGCCTGAGCGATGAAGTTATTGACAGGTACGAACATATGTACTCAGGAGTGTTTTACCAGCGATATATTCTGGGACAATGGGTTCTGGCTGATGGAATTGTCTACGACAACTTCAATAAAGACGAGATGGTCAGCAATCCAAGCCAGCAGCCAAGCCGATACTATGTCAGTGTTGACTATGGCACACAGAACCCCACAGTTTTCTTACTTTGGGGTAAATGTGGGGCTGTTTGGTATTGCCTCAAAGAGTATTACTACGATGGACGGCATAGCAGCAGACAGAAGACAGATGATGAATACGCTCGGGATTTCAGCCAATTTGTCGGTGACATACGCTGTGAAGTGATTGTTGATCCATCAGCGGCTTCATTTATTACCAAATTGAGAGAACGCCGGTATCGAGTTATTAAAGCTGATAACGATGTGCTAAACGGCATTAGAGAAACGCAAACAGCTATGAACTCTGGTGAGATCAAGTTCACACCTGGGCTAACTAATCTGTTCAAAGAGTTCGCTTCTTATGTGTGGGATGACAAGGCCAGTCAAAAGGGTGAAGACAAAGTGGTCAAGGCACATGACCACGCAATGGACGCCATGAGGTATTTTGTCATGCAGGTAATCAAACGGAGAAATGCAGCTCATACGTTCAAGAACACAAGCAAATACTTCTAAGGAGGTGGCCATCATATTAACAGTTCAAGGGAAAGGCTCAATCACAGACGGAGATGTGTTTATTTTCCCGACTGATGAAGAGCTAACTGGCGATGACATCAATGCGTTTATTACCGCCAATGATGATCTAGCTAAAAACAAGTACCTTCCAGCAAAGAAAATGTACCTCGGTCAGCACCAGATTATTGATGATGCGAAAAAGGACCATGGGCCAGACAACCGTCTTGTTGGCAACTTGGCTCACTATATCGTGGATACCTACAACGGGTTTTACATTGGCATTCCACCGAAGATCACGCTCGACAACACACAGGACAATACTGTGCTGCAAGAGTGGAACGACACGAACAGCGTTCAGGACAAATTAAGCGAGATCAGCAAGCAAGCATCCATTTACGGACGGGCGCTTGCTTTTTTGTACCAAGACGAAGACAGCAAGACGTGTATTGCGTACAGCTCGCCTATCAATTCATTCCTCATCTATGATGACACGGTAGCACATAAAGCCGTTGCGTTTGTCATGTATTGGCATGATGATAACAACAATTTAACTGGCAAGGTGTATATGAAAGACGGAATATACGGCCTTGATATGGTTCGCTTTGAAGGGACAGACGGATTTAACCCATTTAACGAAGTGCCAGCTGTTGAGTTCTTCATGAACACCGAACGTCAAGGAATCTTTGAGAACGTTGAGACGCTAATTGATGCACTAGACAAGGTACTAAGCCAGAAGGCGAACCAGAATGAGTATTTTGACAATGCGTACTTGGTTCTCAAAGGCCTGAAACTCGATGAGGACGATGACGGCAACCCCAAACTCGATCTTAATGGCAACCAGATTATCTATGCTCCAGACGCCGATTCTGCTCAAGGCGTAGCTGAATTTCTGACCAAACCTGATGGCGATGCCATTCAAGAGCACCTCATTGATCGCCTCATCAGCATGATCTATCAGATCAGCATGGTTGCAAACTTGAACGATGAAGCATTCAGCGGCAATAGTTCTGGCGTTGCATTGCAATACAAATTGCTACCAATGCGCAATCTAGCGGCCAATCAGGACCGTAAGTTTACTCAGTCACTCCGGTCCCTCTACAAGATCGCGTTCAGTGTTGGAACAATCCTTCCAGAAAGCAAAGCCGATGACTGGCAAAAGCTTAATTTCGCATTCTCGCGAAATCTTCCGGAGAACATTGCCGACGAAGCAGATGCGGCTTCTAAACTGAAAGGACTTGTATCAGATCAGACTATGCTCAGCACCTTGTCGTTTGTTGATGATCCCGATGCTGAAATGAAACGCATTGCTGACGAGACCGCCCAGAAATCAAAAGACGCTGCTGCTAACAGCCCATCAAACGTGGACTTCCAGAAACTTCTGAATGGTGGTGCCAACGATGACAACAACGATTCAGCAACAGATAGCGAGTAATTCTGCCTACTGGAATAAGCGAACGGCCGCTGAACGGAAATGGATTGTCGATAACCTTAAAAATGACGAGGCGTTCAATGCCCGAATTCAGGAATATTTTGACAAAGCCTTAACCAACATTCAAAAGGATATTGATTCAGAGCTTGCCAAGTATGCCGCATACAGCAACGACAGCATGGCCGGTGCGCGTCAAGCAGTAATGGCCACCGACATTAAAGCTTATCAAGCGGAAGCAAAGTCGATTGTCGATGATGCTAGAAAGATGTATATCGACGAACCGCTCAAATATTCCGACTTCAGCAAGGATGTCATTGATCGTCTCAAGCTATACAACGCTACCATGCGGATTAATCGCTTAGAAATGCTCAAGAGTGAGATTGGTCAAGAGATGCTTGATGCACACATGAAAGTGAACGCTGATCTAATCTCAAAATTGAGCGATGATTATCAATCCGAGATCAAACGGCAAGCTGGAATACTTGGAGAGACGGTATCTAAGGGCGGCTACACTGATTTAGCCAAGCTACTCTCCAAACGAGAGGGAGATTACACCTTCTCACAGCGCATTTGGATCAACCAAGACATTCTTAAGGCTGAACTGGATGAACTGTTGACATCCGCTACCATTCAAGGACAGAGTCCACTAAAGATTGCTCGCAAATTACGCGGTCAAGTGGCAGAAACGGTGAACAATCACCGCTATGTGACAGAACGAATTGCACGTACTGAGTCAGCTCGGATTCAAACACAGGCGCAATTAGATAGCTTCAATAAGTTCGGCTATGACTATTGCAAATGGGTGGCTGAGCCAAGCGCGTGTGATGTGTGCAAGGAGATTTCAGAAGGTGGTAGAACTGGTAGAGGCATTTATCGTGTAGACGATGTGCCAGATATTCCAGTTCACCCCAACTGCCGATGCTCCATTGCGGCATATGCGCCAGATGATGAATCCGACGATGATTAGGAGGAAATAATGAAACTGCCAGAAAAAGTGTTGATTGATGATATCGAATACAAGGTTGAGGAAGTCGGTCACAAAGTGCTTCAGCTAAGTAGCGAAGACTTAAAAGGCGAGTACTGGGGCGATACGCGTTATAAGCAAGCTGGTATCCGTATATGTGAAGGCATGGCTGAGGACGAGGCCAAAATCACTTTAGTACATGAGATTATCCACGCAATCCTGCAAGAGAGAGGGTTCGACCAGCAAAACAATGACGAGGCAATGGTTGACGGATTGGCACATGCATTCCGTATGTTGGCAAAACAGAACCCCGAACTAATCAAGGAGGTATTTTCATGAACCCTGAAGATTTGAAAGCACGTGAAGACATTAAGAAAAGGTTGCTTGATTTGTCGGCAGAGGCTAATGGTATCAAAGATTATCAGCTGGGAGCGCTTATCCTGACCGCATACAATCGATGCGATGACAATGTGACCATTCAGGACGGTAATTTATATGTCAATGGCAAACTGATGATAATCGACAATGCGACACTTGCCAAGCATATGGGGCTGTCATTTACCGGTGACAATAAAGCACCATCCGGTAACGCGTCGTATATAAGCACTCTTGAGCTAAAAGATGATGGGCCGTATCTTAACGGGAAACCTATTAAAGGCCTCATTGATATGAACATCGATTCAAAGACCGGTGATCTTACCAAGGTTGTCATTAAGCTTGCTGCCAATGTTCACGGCATAGACGACATCAAGCAGAAGCACAGTTTATACAGTTTCTAATCTAGGAGGAAATGCAATGAAATATCGTAAGAAGCCGGTTGAAGTTGAAGCATTCAAATGGACTGGCGGTATTGACTATACGGAAGACCCTGAGTGGATTGAGGAAGCAATCAAAGATGGCGTTGTCAGCTTTAGAGAAGAAGGATCACCAAAAGTTCACATGCTAATTGAAACTCTTGAAGGTGTTATGACCGCTCAAGTTGGTGATTACATCATCAAAGGCGTTCACGGCGAATTTTATCCGTGCAAGCCTGACATTTTTGAAGAAACATACGAACCATCAGGTGCTCAGGTAGATGGTAAATTGCTTGCTAAAGAACTGGCCAAACCGATTAAAAACGAGCTTGATAAACGATCTAGGTATGCACAACGTCGCAAAGGATTTTCCTAAGCCGCAGCTAGCGGCTATTTTTATGCCATCAAGTCCAAGCGTGACCGACTATAAAAGCTCCGGTAAATTAAGACGCAAGCCTGATCCGTCTAAAAAGCTGTGGAAGGAGTTCTTAACATGATTTCCAAGATTTTAATGCCGATGAATTTGCAGTTTTTCGCTGAAGATACTGGTGCTGACGGTAGTCAAGAGAACCAGCAAAACAGCGAATCTCAAAGTGACAATGGCACCAACACTCAAGACTCAGAAAATGACCAAGGCAGTTCTGATGAAAGCTCTGATCAGCATACCTACACCGATGAACAGGTCAATGAAATCGTCAAGAAGCGTCTTGCTCGTGCCGAGAAGGAGAAGCAAGCTGCTGTTGACGAGGCTGCAAAGCTGGCCAAGATGAATGCCGACCAGAAGAAGGATTATGAGCTTCAAAAGGCTCAAAAAGAACGAGACGAACTTAAATCACAGCTTGCCACCTATGAAATGGGCAAACAGGCTCGATCGATGTTTGAAGAGGCCAAGCTGACGGTCACAGAGGACGATTTGCAGCACGTTGTAACACCCGAGGCAGAATCAACCGAGACAAATGTTAAGTGGCTCATTGCGCATGACCAAGCAGTAGCTGAAGGTGTTCGTCAAGAGTTACTTAAGGGCAGCACGCCCAAGGATCACGGGTCAAAGTTGGAGACTCCAGGTGCAGCATTTGCTAAACAACGGAATCAGCAGAGCCAAGTTGTTAACGACCCATGGAAACAAAAATAAGGAGGTACTTTTATGTACGCAGGTAAAAAGGTAACCGCATCCGAGATCAACTTCTTGGATAGCGAGAAATTCGTTTCATTCACTCGCCAAGCCGACAGTTCGACTAACGGTGTCGTAGATGGCGTATTGCCAGCAGGTTCTATCTATCCGAATAACGATGCAACGGCAATCGGCGTGACCATCAACGATGTTAATGTCAGCGAAGGGCCTCAACCGGTAGGCGTCATTGTTGAAGGATATGTGAACGCAGCTCGTTTGCCGGTTAAACCAGCAGCTAACGCTATCACTGCGCTGAAAGAAATCAAATTCAGCCACGTTTCTGACTAAGGAGGATTAACTTATGCCAGCTATTTTAGATTTATTTAATCAAAAGACGGTGCTTGATTACGTTCAAAACCGCCAGTATCCGCAATTACTTGGGGATACCTTGTTCCCATCAACCAAAATTAATCAGTTAGATTTTGAATTTCTTCGTGGTGGGTCTAAGACGCCTATCGTGGCATCTATTTCTGCATTTGATACGGAAGCAGAGATTGGTAGTCGTGAAGCGAGCGTTCAGGCCGCTGAACTCGGCTACATCAAACGCAAGATGCAACTAAAGGAAAAGGACCTGATTGCATTACGCAATCCGCGCACACCTGCTGAACAGAATTACCTGACCAGCCTTGTGTACAACGACTTGGATGTTTTGGTTCAAGGCGTATACGCACGCGTTGAAAAGATGCGCATGGAGGCTTTGGCAACTGGGAAGATCACCATCAAAGAGAACAATCTCAACTTCAATGTTGATTACCATGTTCCAACAGAGCATCAAGTGACCGCGGTTACTTCTTGGGATGCTGACGGTGCTGATCCGATTAAGAACTTGCAAGACTGGTTTGCATTACTCGACTACGTGCCAACGCGTATCCTGACTTCTTCCAAGGTGCAGACTGCCCTGATTCGGAGCAAAGCATTTGCTGACTACTTCAAGACAGCCGGTCTGTTACCTAGTGTTGGCAGTCTCAATGCGGTTATGCAGTCGTTCGGCTTGCCAACCATCGTGACGTATGATGCTAAGTACCGTAAGCAGGGAGCCAACGGCATCTATACTGTTGAACGGTACTTCCCGGAAGACACCTTGGTAGCCTTTGGTGATGACCAACTCGGTCAAACCGTTTATGGCCCTACCCCTGAAGAATCTCGTTTGATCGCAACTCCGGGTGTTCAACAGGGCACTGTTGGCAATGTGTTCACCACCGTTTACGAGACCACGCAAGATCCAATTGCAACGTGGGAAAAAGCGGCAGCCACTGCACTTCCGAGTTTCCCAGAAGCTGAGAACGTCTTACAAGCCAAGGTTCTGATCCCAAAACCGTAGCGCCGTCTGGGAATGACGACGGCTTCGACCCTAGCGGAGATGTCAAACCAACGAGTGCTCAGACCGTTGATGAGATCAAAGCATGGCTGGACGCCCACAGTATTGATTACACTGGGAAGACTTTGAAGTCAGACTTGCTTGCGCTTGTCCCTTCAAAATAGCTTGAACACCGTCGCTTATGAAAATCACAGTGCTGCGAAAGCAGGGCGGCGGAAAGGAGGCATACCATGGCTGATACTGATCCGGTAACACTTGCGGATTTAAAGACGATGATGGAAATCAAAACTGACGCACAAGATGATGTTCTCAATCTCATCATTACCAACACCACTAAGGCTCTCCGGTTTAAGCTCGATTTAAAGCCCACAGAAGACTTCCCAGAGGAACTTTCATACATTGCCCTAGAAGTATGCGTCAGACGCTACAACAGGCGTAAAAACGAAGGCATGACATCATACGAGCAAGAGGGACAGTCGTTCACGTTCAAGTCTAACGACTTCGATGATTTCGCTGACGACATCAACGACTGGAAAGAAGCCAACGGGAAGAATGCTACGTCTCTTGGAACCGTTAGCTTCATTTCTGGCTATCCAAAGAGGTGATTATATGCGTTTGGACCATGAGATCACATTCTGGACAGATGATGAAGAATACAACCCTAAAACGCATAAGTACGGTGACCAAAAAGAGGTGGCCAGTGCTGCTGCCAGTGTCACCGACATGGGAACCGACAAGAGCGTTCAGCTATTCGGGAATTATGCTCAAAAGGCAAAAGTAATCCGATTAGCTGAGCCGATCACCGTCAATTGGAGCTATTTAACGATTGATGACGATGCAACACATTACGCTCTCAACACCGCCCGTGATCCGCTTCAAAATGCCACTTTGATTGTGGGTGAGACGAAATGAGCAAAGCCAGTATTAGCTATAATATGCAGATAAAGGGAATGGACAAATTGGTTGCTGGTCTGCTTAAGCGAGCAAAGATGGATGTTGTCAAGCAAATCGTCAAACAGCAGACAGCACAGCTTCAGACGCGTTCTCAGCAAATGACTGGCACCGTTTATGCACATCCCACTGGTGCTACCAAACGTGGTATTAATATTTCACTTGAAGACGATGGTCTTACTGGCATTGTTGGCATGTCAATGGAATACAACCCATATACCGAAAATGGGACTCGTTTCATGCGAGCACGTCCTGTATTGAAGCCAGCATTTCTTTATCAAAAAGTTCAGTTTATTAATCAGCTTAAACAAGCAGCAAAGTAGGTGATTCAAATCACATCACCAGAGCAAGAACTCTATGATTACTTCTATGCGTTTTCTCAGTCGGCCGGTTACAAGACTTACGACCATTTGCCCATGCAGCAGGAGAACGCCCCATATCCCTTCGTCATTGTTGGCGATATTCAAGTTGTTCCTACTGCAACAAAGACGTCACTAAATGGCAATGTGCTAGTCACCATCGACATCTGGGGCGACAAAAAACAGCGTTTCACCGTATCTGATATGGCGGAGCGCTTTTTTCGTGCCGCGATTGGGCAAGTGCTAACTGATGACTACCGATTCTATGGACGTGTAGAAGATCAGTCAAAAGAGTTCACACAAGACCAGAGTGTCCCTGACACGGTTCTCAACCGAGCCACGTTGATACTCAATCTAAATATTTTATAGGAGGCCATAACATGGCAAATGAATTAAAAGTGCTAGAAGGCATGGACGTTATTGCCTTGGCTCGTAAGCATAGCGATCAAGCAACGGTTAGCGGTCAAGTTATTCCTTGGCAGACTTCGCTGTCATTTGATCCATCGATTAAAACTGATTCGACTGTTACTAAGGACGGCAATGTTGCAACTCGTGGATCGGCAGAAACAGACCTTGAAGTCGAGTTTCTGAACAACACGGCCGCAATTGCAGACGTGATGTATGACTCACTGTTTGACGGTGAATTGCTCGACTTTTGGATTATCTACCGCAAGCGTAAGAATTCTGATGGCAAATATTACGCATGGTACATGCAAGTTACCGTTCAAGAAGACAGCAGCGACAATGACCCTGATGATCATTCCACTCGTGATGTCACGTTCTCAGTTAATGGAACGCCTAAGCGTGGCTGGACAACGCTAGACGACACCACTCAGGAGCAGGTTGATTACGTATTCCTTGGGGTTGGCAAGGTCACTGACACTGACAAGACCGGTGGTGGCACAGTTTGGAATAAGACTGTTGATCCGGGTACTAACACTGCTAGCACTGCACCAGCAGGCGGAACTGGTACTGGAGCATAACAGCATAAGAGGCTTGTCATCAGTCGCCTAAGAAAATCACAGTACGGGTGAAACCCGGGCGGCTTTAAAAGAAAGGACATTAAACATGCAATTAACCATTAACGGTAAAGAATATGAGCTTAACTTTGGCGTTCGCTTTGTTCGCGAAATGGATAAGAATCTGGGTGCCGTTATGCATGGCATTAATTTTGGCATGGGTGTTGCAAAGGCACTTGCCGGTTTGCGTGCATATGATGCTGCCGTTTTAGCAGACACCATTTATTCAGCTACCGTTGCGTTGAAAAAGCGACCGTCAGCTAATGAAGTCGATGATTTTATTGACAGCAACACAGACTTAGACTCTCTATTTAAGCAAGTTTCAGATGAAATGAACAGCGCTAACGCAGTAAAAGCAGTAGCAAAAAACATGAAGGCCTAGATGAGGACGAAAGCGTTCAAAAGAATAGTGAAGAAACGTATCACGAAATCTTGTTAAACGCATTTGCCTATCTAGGCTTTTCTGATATTTGGAAAATTGAACGCATGACGCTTGTCGAATATGAACTGCGCATGGAAGCCTATCAGCTTAAGCAAGTCGATAGACAGAACGAAATTGCACAGCAAGCATGGCTGAACCAGCAAGTGCAGGCAACAACCGGTAGCAAGAACCCTAAGCCGAAGTTCAAGACATTTGATGACTTCTTTGACAAGAAAGCAGCTATTGATAACGTGCGATCAAATTATGAGCCCAATTATGAAGTGTCACAGATGAGCAAAACCGAGCTCAAACAAACGAGAGCACAAGTGTTCGCAAAACGGATGGCCGAATTTCAGCGTTTGAAGCGCGAAGGCAAAATCATTCCGTTATCTGAAAGAAAGGAGGGAGCACATGGCTGACAGTTTTAGTGTTGAAGCAATTTTATCCGCCGTTGACCGCAACTTTTCGGGGACTTTTAATAATATCGCGAGTTCTGCATCAAAGGTCGGCGATAGCTTTGAAAAATCAACGAAACCAGCAGGTAACTTTGTATCAACTGTGAGCAAGATTGCTGGTGCGATTGGTCTAACCAAGGTTGTGGGTGCAATTGGCGCAGGCGTCAAAAGCATGGCTGGTGAACTTGATGCTTCCAGCAAGGCGTGGCAAACGTTCGAGAGCAACATGAAGTTCCTCGGCAAAACGCCTGCACAGATTTCGTCAATTGAAAAGTCACTGCAATCATATGCTCAGGAGACTATTTATAGTTCATCTGATATGGCCTCTGCCTATGCGCAGTTTGCGTCAGTAGGTGTAAAAGGAGTTGGCAACCTTGTTAAAGGTATGGGCGGCCTAGCTGCTGCCACAGACGATCCTAAGCAGGCAATGAAGACATTGATGGAACAAGGCACGCAAATGGCCGCAAAGCCAATGGTGCAGTGGGCTGATTTCCGTCTAATGCTTGAACAGACTCCAGCAGGCATGGCCGCTGTGGCGAAAGTAATGGGTATGACTACCAAAGAACTCGTTCAGAATGTTCAAGACGGCAAAGTAAGCACACAGCAGTTCTTTGATGGTATCGAAAAGGCAGGCAACAGCAAGGCTTTCCAGAAGATGGCCACGAGTTACAAGACAGTCGGCGAGGCAATGGACGGCCTTCAGGAAACACTGGCAAACAAGCTTCAGCCTGCATGGCAGGCAATGTCTAAAATCGCTATCGGAGCTATTAGCGGCATTATTGATAAGATCGGAGCCATGAACTTCGATTCAGTTCTTGCTTCAATTGGTCGCTTCTTTTCTCCGTTTTCGGCATTGATTTTGAATATTAAGACACAACTAAGCAATCTAGGTAATGGCGGTTCCATGGCTGGAATTATATCAATCTTTAAAGAATGGGGAAGTTATCTTCAAACCGTTTGGTCTCTAGTTGGCAGCATTGCAAATATCGCCTTCGTGAACTTAGTCAGCGTTGTCAAAAGCGTTGGAAGTGCATTCGGAAAAGTGTTCAGTGGAAACGACATTTCAAAGTATTTTGAAGTATCCAAAGAAATCATTACTGATTTTGGTATTGCCGCTATGGAGGCACTAACTGCTGTCGGCGATTTTCTTTCCAATCTTCCGTGGGAAGGAATCTTTAACGGAATAAAAACTGCTTTGACTGGGGTTGTCGCTGTTTTGAAGCCAATTGCAGCTATTGTTAAAGCAGCGTTTGCTAACGACATTGTTAAATCATTTGCTGCGGCTATCTTTGGAGCTGTCGGGGCATTCAAAGTAATTGGATTAGCCATCGGCGGATTTTCAAGCGTTCTCGGTGTTTTTTCTAAAATGATTGGCCCTATTAGAGGCGTTATATCCGTTATAACTAACTTCGGGACTATCGTAAAAACGGCTGGTGGTGTATGGAAAGCGTTTGGATTGATCTTAGGCATGAATCCGTGGGTACTTTTGATTGCTGGGATTGCAGCAGTGGTTGCTGGTCTGGTGTATTTTTTCACTCAAACAAAAACTGGTCAAAAACTTTGGTCGGGATTTGTTTCGTGGTTACAAGGAGCTTGGCAAGGACTTGTAGGAGTTGCGCAAACTGTTTGGAATGCTATATCGGGTGCGTTTACATCTGCAATTAGTGGTATTCAAACAGCTTGGAGTGGCATTACTAGTTTCTTCAGCAATCTATGGACTGGGATTACGACCACGGCATCAGCTGCTTGGACAGCATTCACAACCACTCTCTCAGCTATCTGGCAAGGTGCTGTTACCGCAGCAACGGCAGTTTGGAACGCGCTATCCACATTCTTCACGACTCTTTGGAATGGAATAGTTGCAGTAGCCACTGCTGTATGGTCAACCTTTGGCGGTTCTCTGACGACAATTTGGAATGGGATTGTCCAAGTTGCTACCGGTGTTTGGAACATGCTTAAAGCAGTTATTATGGGCCCCATTCTTATTGTCATTGATTTGCTTACTGGAAATTGGACACAGTTAAGTGCTGATCTTCAGCTTATCTGGAACAGCATTGTTTCCGCCGCTGGACAGATCTGGAATGGTCTTGTTACGTATTTCTCCGGTATTTGGAGCCTTATTCAAACTTATGCAATGACTGTTTGGAATACTTTGGTTTCAGCTTTAGAGGGGCTTTGGAATGGCGCAGTATCTGCCGCTTCCGCTATTTGGAGTGCGCTTTCGTCATTTTTCAGCGGATTATGGAGCGGTATTGTGTCTACCACTGAGGGCGTATGGAACAGTGTTGTTTCATTCTTATCAGGACTATGGAGCGGAACAGTCAGCACAGCCGAGGGAATTTGGAACGCACTTCCCGGATTCTTTTCCGGATTGTGGAACAGCATTACATCATTTTTTTCATCAGCTTGGAACAATATAAAGTCTATTGTGATTGGAGCTGCTACTAGTATTTTTAATGGTGCTAAGGCTGTATGGTCTGGTTTTACTGGCATGGTAAGTGGAATAGTTAATGGCATCAAAGGAGCATTCAATGCACTTCGTAATTTTAGCCTGGCTGACGCTGGACGCGCCATCATGGATAGCTTCTTCAATGGCCTCAAAGCAGTTTGGGGGAAGATCACCGATTTTGTTGGCGGAATTGCTTCTTGGATTCGCAAGCATAAAGGCCCAATCAGTTACGATGCCAAGCTGCTCATACCTGCCGGTAACGCCATCATGAACGGCTTGAATGCAGGGCTTACTGACAAGTTCTCAAATGTCCAAAAGAACGTTTCGAGCATGGCACAAGCTATTGCTGATAGTGCTGCAGTTACGATGCCGGCAGTGAATACTTCTCCCTTTGACGCATCATTGCAGTCGCTCAATAACAGTGTACAGGGTGCAACCTTGTCTTCAAATCTTGATGTCAACTACACTCGCAAGCAAACGATTGAGGTTCCACTGTACATTGACGGCCGAGAGGTTGCTCGTGCAACCGCAAACCCAATGCAAACAGAGCTCAGTCGCATGACACGAATGAGCAATCGACGAAAGGGGCTATTTTAATTTTGTATGATTTCAGAGAAACAACGCCCTTCACGGGCTCCGATGATAATCAGCGCCCAGCAGAGGCGATGCTAATAGATGGCCAGTACATTGAAGACTTGATTCCGGGTTATAGCACGCTACAAGTCAGTGGCCGAGAACTACTAAGCCAGTCAATCGAAAAACAAACGATTGGCAAGTCAGATGGCGAGTTTATCCAGTATGTTCGTAACCCTTCTCGTGAGATTGTTGTTGGCTACAGGCTTGCAGCAGCGGACAATCTTTCGTTCCGGCAAGCATTCTATAAGCTCAATGACATACTTCACGGTGAGAACCATCAGGTTTCTTTCAATGATGACCCATCAAAATATTGGCTTGCGACCTTATCGGATATTGACGATGTTCCTAAAGGCCGGAATGCGATCACTTCCTCATTTACTTTGTTTGTTCCCGATGGCATTGCGCACTCGGTAGCCACGAAGACGTTTGACAATATGCCTTACAAGGATATCCCACTTAATCTCATGGCAGGCACAAGCGCTGATCCAGTATCAGTCACAGGGTCGGGATGGAATGTTCAAAAGCTTGGATCGTTCAACAATCCTACCGTTGGGAAAAAGTATGCAGCTACGGTCTTGCTTGGGCGGGCTGATTTTGCTGTCAGTTTCCAACTTTGGGCGAATGACATCAATGGCAATCGGGTATCACTGGCTGGATTTCCCGTAACCACACAAATGGGAGCAAATCAGCGCAGCACGATTGTCTGCACATGGCCTGATCCGGGGACGACTGGAGCAGCTCAGATTGAGGTGACACTTGCGTGGGCTTTCCAAAAAACGGATGTTGGCACCTATCAATATCTCAAAGCCAAGTTAGAGGAAGGTACCACTTACTCCACATGGTCTCCTAACCCAGCAGATGCTGCATACTATTCCGATACCATCACGGTACACAATGGTGGCACTTATCCTGTCGAGCCAGTTATTACGGCAACTATGCATGCTGATAACGGGTTAATTGCCTTCATTAATAGCCAAGGTGGTGTTCTTCAGTTTGGCAATCCAGAAGAAGCCGATGGCGTTGAGCGAAAACGATCAGAGGTTGCTCGATATGAAGGCTTTGATAAAGAACCAGCTGGTGCGGCTTATAACACTGGACAAACTAACAGCCATTACTACTATATCGCGGCTCAAAAAAATGTCATGGAAGGTTCAGTCAAGTATGCCAAAGACGATGGTTCAGCAGTTGAGCCAGTCTTCTTGCCAACCAATTCATATTATTGGGAAGGGCCTTCGGTTCATCTTAAGACAACAAACGCCTCTGATGGTAGCAACACTGGTAGTGTTTTAGCCAAATGGCGCTACAAGTTCAATTCTAGTGTGAATGCCTTAGGCGCCATTGAAATGACGCTTGATAATGATACGGGCGTGGCCTATCAGGTGATTATCAGAGCGAACTATGCCGGCAAAGATGATGTCGATGTCCAAGTGTTTGCGGGATCGACATTAGTTTTCCAACAGACACTTAACCGCAGTGTTTTCAGCAATGGCCGCTATTATGAAGCTAAGTTGACCAAGCTTGGTAATACGCTCAATCTGCAGCTTGCTGGTATTGTTCAAGGCGGTATTAAGCCATCTGAAGTCATTACCAGAAATCCGCCATTGGTAATGCCACCCATTGCTTTGACGTCAGCTCAAGCATCAATCCCAATCACGGGAGCGACGCTTTGGTTTCAGCGGTTTGAAAACTATCCATATCCCGATATGGGCGTTTATGACATGGATATTGAATGGCTTAACGTTGATTATTGGACTGATCTTAGTAATCGTTTTAGCGCTGGAGACGTTGCAACGATTGATGTTGCTAACCGTCAGATACTGGTTAATGGTGTGATTAATGCTGATCTTCAACTCATCGATAATGACTGGAAAAAATTCAGGTTGCTTCCGGGTGACACACAGATTTTGACTCAACGTTCTTCTTGGGCACAGCCATATGAAGTAGAAGTAGCATTTAAGGAGGCGTTTTTGTAATGGCTGATTTTTATTTTACCGACAGAAAATACAATCAGCTTGGCATTGCGTCAACTGATGAACTTGCGTCTAGTTCAGTGATTGCTATTGATGATATTGGCGGTCAAGAAGGTGACTATCAGTCAGTTGATGGCGGCTACCGCTCCTATAGCGCAACACTACATTTTTCTCCAGATCAGTCGGCTCAGGTCAAAGAAATGGCTAAGGTGGGTAATTTTGTTTTGTTCAAGGGCCGTGCTGGTGAATCAGTTTGGACAACCATTCTGCGTTCCGAGCATGATCCACTAGCAGGCACAAATACGTTTGTGGCAGAGGACGCCAGCATTGATTTGATTAATGGCACTGTTGGTTCTTATGCGGCCTCAAGCGCAATGACAATCGCTCAGTATATTGAACTTTTTGCTGGTGATTCGGGATTTGTGATCGGCTACAACGAGATTCCAGATTTAACACGTACTTTGAACTGGGATTCAGACGATTCATCTATTCTTACCAGAATTCTGTCAGTTGCCACGCAGTTCGGTGTAGAGCTAAGCTTCCGGTTTGAAGTCAGAGGCTTGTCCGTCATCGGAAAGTATATTGATATTAGGAAACACATCGGCGGCAACAAAGACATTTATCTGCGTGTTGACACTGATCTTAATAAGATTGTTACGACTAGTGATATTGCTGACTTGTGTACTGCTATTGCTGGTACCGGAGGTACACCAGACGGTAGTGATACTCCAATCACGCTCAAAGGATATCAATGGGTTGATCCCAATGGCCGTTATGTATTAGGCGGTGATGGCGTGTTACGAGACCCAGTAGCACTTAGAACTTGGAGTCGCTTGCTATCGAGCAGTAATCCTGATCCCGTTGACGCTCATATCACTCGCAACAAGACCTATGAAGCTACTACTCAAGCAACGCTTTTACAATCGGTTCTATCTGACTTGGAGAAGTTCAATCATCCAGCAGTCAATTACGAGGTCGACATTGCCAAGCTACCTGATACTGTCAATATAGGCGACACTGTTTATCTGGTTGATGAAGATGAACAGCTTTTTCTTTCTGCAAGAGTCCTAGAGCTTACCTATTCATACTCAAATGAATCAGGGACGGCAACGCTTGGAGATTATTTGATTCAAGCTAGTCAAGTAAGTGCCGAATATCGTGCTCTTGCTGAAACGCTGGCAAAACAGAATAAGGGACAAGATGGGAAAGACGGTATTGGCATACAATCGTCGATTGTGACCTATCAGGCTGGATCATCTGGGGTGTCTGCCCCAACAGGGACATGGTCTGATGCCGTACCGAATGTTGCAGCTAATCAATATCTGTGGTCACGAACGATCATCACCATGACTGATGGATCAACCAGTACAACTTACAGCGTTGGCAAAATGGGAGCCAATGGCGCTGATGGCATTGGACTTAAATCATCCGCAGTCACGTACCAGATTGGCACTAACGGTACCACTGCACCATCTGGTACGTGGAGTTCAACCATCCCGCCCGCATCACAAGGGACCTATTTGTGGTCGCGAACAGTAACGTTGTACACAGATGGGACACAGAACACGTCTTACAGCGTGGCCTATCAAGGCACCAATGGGGCCAAAGGCGATAAGGGTGATCCCGGCAGCCAAAATGTGCCAATGACTTATGTGCAAACGGCAGCGCCTACTGGAACAATTGTAACGAATTCGTTGTGGTGGGTTGGTGCCACAATGAGCTCTGTAACTGCTTTAAAACGTTGGAATGGATCTTCATGGATTCCCGAATCAATCGCTCAGGCGGTTCTGAATATTATTGAATTAAATGCCGTTACAATTAATAGCGCGATTATCAATTCTCCTAAGATTAATGTGCCTTTCACACATGCTAGTATCGGAGGTTCAGGCATATTGTCAACGGGGAAGCTGTCTCTGAATGGCACTTCATACTCTATTGACGGAAATATTGAAGATTCAAATGGTAATCCAAATGGTCAAAATTACCATACTGAGTTAAACCCTGATGGCTTACTGTCATATTTAACACAAACTGATGGTACAACGCAGATGGATACTAGCAGAATCTCAATGGGTACTCTTGAGTTGACACACTTAGTTAGTGGACTGGGAACAAGTGCAACCTATATCACAAGTAGCCTTAATGCAGAAAAAATCTATCAATTGAATAACGTCTCAAACCCTTTGTGGGAAGGTGTCTCACTTATGGGTTGGTCAGGTAATGCCCAGTCTGTAACCCCTTCAAAAAAGATTACGGATTGTCTGAACGGCTGGAAACTAGTATGGGGTGCATATTCAAATGGAGCATTTACGGGTACAGGTATCAGCGAAAGCGAAATCTCAAAAACTAGTGTGCTTAAATATCCAGGAGCTGGTCGAATTATACCCATCATGAATTATGCCAATGCTAATTGTTCGAAGTACGTTTATGCCTATGCTGATCACATTGATGGCAACACGAAGAATTCGGATGGGGCTGCCGGAAGCGTTGTATTGATTGGTATTTATGAATATTAGGAGTGGTAAATATGAAAGTAAGACTTGATACACAAGCCGACGGCTTCATTTATGCATGGGGGACCGACTACACAAGCGATAATGTGGTTGATATAGACGAGAATGAACTCAAAAAGATTGTCGCAGGTGCTTCTAAGCTCGTTGACGGCAAAATTGTTGTCGATCAGCAGCGAGTTACTGATCTTTATCCGGCTGATGCAATGCCAACACCGACACCTGAACAGCAGATGATCGCTGCATTGTATGCCCGCGTGACAAAGATTGAGGATGGTGGAAAAAAATGAGTGACTTTGAATTTTGCAGTATGCTCCATTCTTGGGGGTGCCCGATAGAGCAGTACGTGGGGCGGCAAATAACGGAGGACCAATACAAACAAATTACAGGCAGTGACTATGTCGCCAGCAAAAGCTAGCGGCTATTTTTGTGGAAGGAAGTATAAAGATGTGGATTTCAAGAGTTGGATAGATATGTTTGTGGAGTTGGGTGGTGGAGCTTTGTTTGGTTGGTTTGCAAGCCAATGGCGCATGCATCGAAAGCATGGAAAGGCAATTGATTCAGGCCTTGTCGGTTTGCTTCATCATGAGGTTTACATGCTGTGTAACCATCATATCGAGGTTGGGTATATCAGCACGGACGACTTGGACGATCTTAATTACCTTTTCCGCAGCTACAAAGCACTGGGCGGTAACGGAACGGGCGAAGCGCTATATAACAAAGTTTTGCAACTTCGGATTAAAAACTGAAAGGAATGTTCATTATGAAGATTAATTGGAAAGTACGAGTATTAAGCGTCAAATTCTGGCTGGCATTAGTGCCGGCAGCTTTGTTGGTTGTACAAACAGCGGCAGCGGTTTTCGGTTACAACTGGGATTTTGCCAACTTGGGCAAGGAGCTCACCGCAGTGATCAATGCAGTATTTGCACTGTTGACCATTGTGGGGGTTGCCGTTGACCCAACCACAGAGGGCGTCAGCGACAGCCAACAGGCGTTAGCTTACCCGGCACTCATTACCACCAAGGCAGCTAAGATCAAGTCCTTAGAGGACCAGATTAAGGCACTGCAAGCGGATAAAGAGGCTGACCAGGTAACTGCTGCTAGTGAAGTGGTTCCAGAGACGTCTTCTGCAGCACCGGCGGAGTCAGCTCCGGCATCTGTTGCTCCACAGCGATAAGGAGGGCACCATGAAATTTAAAACTAAACTCATCACCTTGGTAGTCGCCTTCTTGGCGGCTATTTCTTTTGCCTTGCCATCGCATGTCAATGCAGCAAAGGGTGATCAGGGACCTGATTGGGCGAAGTATCAGGGAGCAAGTGGACGATATGGAACAGATCAAGACAAGTTCGTCATAGCTCAGATTGGCGGCACTTACGGTGGCACTTACATCGATCAGTGGACGTATGATAGCCAAATTGCTAGTGCCAAGGCGGCAGGAAAACGTGTGCATAGCTACATCTGGTATGGTGTTGGTGCAAGTAGCCAGTTGGGATTAGAAGCACTTGACCGTTATATGCCTCGTATCAAAGCACAGACGCCGAAGGGAAGCATCGTTGCTTTGGATTACGAAGATGGTGCTTCTGGCAATATGGCAGCTAATACGGATGCAATTTTAGCTGGCATGCGGCGCATTCGTTCAGAAGGCTACACGCCAATGTATTACAGCTACAAACCGTATACATTGGCACATGTTGACTATCAGCGCATTCTGAGAGAGTTTCCTGACAGCCTTTGGATCGCTGCTTACCGTGATTATATGCCAACTACCAAACCAGACTATGGTTATTTTCCAAGTATGGATGGGGTAGCTATTTGGCAGTACACGAGCGCATTTGGGCTGTCGCAAGGCCTCGACGGTAATATTGATTTGCTTGGTGTCACCGATAATGGCTACTCGAAGCAACCAGTAACACCTATCACCCCAGCACCAAGCAAACCAGCGCAATCAACCGCAGCCACTGATACCGACTATGCGCAAACTGGCGTTTTCAAGCCTTCCGCGACTGTTAACATCCGCACTGGTGCCGGCACCAGCTATGCATCCGTTGGTAGCTATGCTCCGGGTGAAAGTGTGATTTATGATCACGTGTATATCCGTGGCACATATGTTTGGGCACGTTATCTCAGCTACTCAGGCAGGTATCATTATGTTGCCTTGGGCGTGAATGGTGGGGAGAGCTATGGCTCGCGTTCGTCTGGATATACTTCGCCGGTAAGCCACACGTACTACACTGTCCGCTCTGGTGACAGCTTCTGGAGTATTGCCAGCAAGTATGGCATCAGCATGTACACGTTAGCCGCTAACAACGGCAAGTCAATTTACAGCGTCATTCATCCAGGCGAAAGCCTGTATATCCGATAACAAAAAGTCCTCTGCTCGCTAACGCGGGTGGAGGACTTTTTTATTGAATATCAAAAGGTTGACTAGATTGAACAGCGGTTATTTAAACTTTTTAGAACAGCCGTTAACTCCATTTGCATAATACTGTTTTTTTATATCAAAGTTTATTATAATAAAGGTATGAATACAAAAGCTGTTAAGGTCGCTGGACTCTCCAATGATACTATTTTAGATATTAGTATGGCGCTAATAAACGACATGGGGTTAAACAAAACCGACAACAAGTACTTGATTAAGCTTCATAAGGATAGTGACCAGATTTTATTAGATTTGTTGAGTGACGGTAATACTTTAAAAACTTTGTCTTTAGCTATTGCTTCGGGCCATTAATACTGAATACGGAAGCAATGAAAGTAATTAATGCTCAGGCTGAGAAGATGTTTCGTGAAGATACTATCTACGGTATTAAGGACAGTACAGGAGCAGACCGTATTATTGGCTCAATTCAAAATAGCTATGATGGCAATGATTTTTTTCCGGGTGTCATTAAAAAGGCAACTGCTTATTGGTTTAAGTTTGCTACTAGTCAAATGTTTTTTAATGGAAATAAACGGACTGCGTTGATGTCGGGCCTTTATTTCTTAGCTGTGAATGGCTTTTCTTGGCCTAATATTAATGGCAATGAGCTTTATTCAATAACTGTTGCGGTTGCGAATAAAGACATAAGCCAGTCGGAGCTTGAATCTTATATTAGAGGGAAAACTGGCCTTCAATATTTTTCTACGCCTAAGCAAGCACTAGATAATAGCACCGCGACACTTAAGTTTCATTTTACAATTGACAATCCGAATATTAATCCTTAA